AACAAGCGTGACAAGTTTGGTCTGCGTATGTCTAATGTAGGTAGGCCAACTTGCCAACTCTGGTATGACAAGAATAAACCAGAGGCAGCTATACCCCTACCAACCACATTCGTTATGAACATGATGCTTGGCGATATAGTTGAAGCAGTGTTTAAAGCAGTATTAAAAGAAGCAGGAGTTAAATATGAAGACACGGATAAAGTTTCTCTTGACCTTGGTGATGATAGCGTTTCTGGTAGTTATGACCTCATCGTTGATGGTGCAGTGGATGATATTAAATCAGCTTCAGACTGGTCATACAGAAACAAGTTTGAATCCTATGACAGTCTTGCCAGCGGTGATAGCTTCGGGTATGTGGCCCAGTTAGCTGGATACGCAAAGGCGTCAGGTAAAAAGGCTGGCGGCTGGTGGGTTGTAAACAAAGCTAATGGGCAGTTTAAATATATACCAGCGACAGGTCTTGACATTGACAAAGAGATATCACATATTAAGAAGACTGTTGAAACAGTAAAGGAGAACAAGTTTGAAAAGCGTTTTCAACCAGTACCAGAGAAGTTTAGAGGCAAGGAGACAGGCAATACTGTGCTTAATACTGGCTGCAAGTTTTGTTCTTATCGCTTTGACTGCTGGCCTTCTCTGGTGGAAAGACCTGCTGTAAAATCACAGGCAAAGAACCCACCTATCGTGGCATATGTGGAACTAAGAAAGGAGTATGTATAAATGGAGATTGAAATAAATGAACTCGCAGAGCAAATCAAAGAGGCAGAGGCACATCTTGTGGAACTTAGGAAGGAGTATCGTGAACGGAAGACTGCAGGTTTACGTGCGGCGATATCAGCGCGTAATGAAGCAGATAAGGTCTTGCGCGAAGAGCTACAGGCTCTAGGATATCGCGGTAGTCCTTTTGTATCGTGGCGTGACGTTGGTTAACGCAAAACAATTTAGAGCCGCACGTAAATACGGTTATCGCAGTGGATTAGAGTTAACTGTATCGGACAAGTTGAAGTCGGACAAGGTTAAGTTTAGATACGAGTCCATTAAAATAGAATGGGAAGACATAGCGTATAGAACTTACACCCCCGACTTCATTCTTTACAATGGTATTATTATAGAGGTTAAAGGTAGATTTACTTCAGCGGATCGGCGTAAACATTTGCTAGTGCGTAAGCAACACCCACATTTAGATATACGTTTTGTATTTGAAAATAGTAATTCCAAAATTAGGAAAGGTTCTAAAACAAGTTATGCTATGTGGTGCATAAAGCACAAGTTTAGGTACTATGACAGAATCATACCTGAGTGTTGGATTAAAGAAAAGGGTAAAGACAAACACCCTAAGTTTATACTACACCCTAGCTCAACAGTAAAAAGGAGAATGTAATGGATAAAGAATACCTTAGAAAACAGATAAACGATGAAGATTACATTATCCGTGTTCGTCCCGGTCAAGATGAAGATGGTGTATGGACAGGTGAAATAGACCTATCAATTATTACTTTGCCGGGTAATTCACTTGATGATGATGCATATCATAGTGTTATGCACCTAGTTAAAATGATGTGTGCTTCTGTTCCAATAATGGAAGAGATAGAAGCAGTGCGTGATTGCATACACGAATACGTAATGTCTATGGATAAAGATGATGTTGAAATTACGCTTGAAGATGAAGTTGAAAAGGTGTATGATGGCAATGTTATTAAGATAGATTTTTCTAGTAGAACTAGGGGGTCAGCATGAGTAGACACGAAGATTATATGAAAGCAATGATACAGCAAGAGGAGTTACGTATGGCACAAGCAAAGAAACAAAGTGATAATGTTGCTGAAATGGCAAAGGCTATGGGCATGGCTGTTGATATGGTCAACAGTCCACCACACTACAATCAGACGGGCATTGAGTGTATTGATGCTATCTCTGCTGCCACTGATAGTAACTTCAAGTATTACTTACAAGGTAACATTATGAAATACCTGTGGCGATTTGACTATAAAGATAAGCCATTAGAGGATTTGCAAAAGGCCAAGTGGTACTTGGACAGGTTGATAGAAGAGGTTATGGCGAGTGATAAGAGTTAAAATGTACATAACCATTGAGGTGGACGATGAAGAGTATCCGGTCCCTGCTGATGGCAGGGTTGGAGAAGAATTAGAGGATAGCCTACACGATTATTTCCATGATATAGATGGGGCTAACATTAAGCATATTAGAACGATTACGGAGTAAGAAATGATAAACAACCAATTACCAACAGACTATCAAAACTTTATAGCTCTCTCACGTTATGCACGTTGGAAAGAAGAAGAGCAACGTAGAGAAACATGGGGCGAAACTGTGCAAAGATACTTTGACTACATGGATAAGCATCTAGCCGACAATCACAACTACAAACTATCTGATGAGTTACGTTCAGAGTTAGAAGAGGCTGTGCTTAACATAAGCGTCATGCCTAGCATGAGAGCGTTGATGACCAGTGGCCCTGCACTAGACAGATGCCATGTAGGTGGATACAACTGTTCCTATGTACCTGTAGATAGCCCACGTGCATTTGATGAAACTATGTATATTCTTATGTGTGGCACGGGCGTAGGCTTTAGTGTAGAGCGTCACAACATTGAAAAGCTACCCATCGTGGCAGAAGATTTCTACAAGACTGACACAGTTATCAAGGTAGGTGATAGCAGACCCGGTTGGGCAAAGTCTCTAAAAGAACTTATTGCCATGCTATATGCTGGACAGATACCAGCATGGGATGTGTCAGAGGTACGCCCTGCAGGTGCTAGGCTCAAAACATTTGGTGGTAGAGCATCAGGTCCACAACCATTGGTTGAGTTGTTTGAGTTTGTTGTACAGAAGTTTAAGGGTGCAGCAGGTCGTAGGCTATATCCAATTGAATGTCACGATATCATGTGTAAGATTGGGGAAGTGGTAGTCGTGGGTGGAGTACGTAGATCAGCACTCATTAGCTTATCTAACTTAAACGATGACCAGATGGCTCATGCTAAATCAGGTAAATGGTATGAGTATGAAGGACAACGTGCGTTGGCTAACAACTCTGTAGCGTACAAAACTAAGCCTGAGATGGGTACATTCATGCGTGAGTGGTTGTCTCTGTACGACAGCAAGTCAGGTGAGCGTGGTATCTTCAACAGGCAATCTGCTATTAAGCAAGCAGCTAAGAATGGTAGGCGAGATACAGAGCATGACTTTGGTTGTAATCCTTGCTCTGAGATTATTTTACGCCCCTATCAGTTCTGTAACCTATCTGAAGTAGTCATCCGTGAGAATGACACTATGGATACGTTAAAAGAAAAGGTGCGTCTTGCCACAATACTTGGCACGTTCCAAGCTACAATGACTAACTTTAAGTATCTACGCAAGGTATGGAAAGATAATACAGAGGAAGAGCGTTTACTTGGTGTGTCTTTGACGGGTATTATGGACAATGTTATGACCTCTACTAACGGTGAAAAGTTGCCTATACTTTTAGGTGTGTTAAAAGACGAAGCAATTCGTACTAATGCAGCCATAGCAAAGCAGCTAGGGATATCACAGTCCACTGCAGTGACTTGTGTTAAGCCTAGTGGCACTGTGTCACAGCTTACTGATGCAGCGTCAGGTATCCACGCTAGACATAACCCATACTATATACGCACTGTGCGTGGCGATAATAAAGACCCTCTGACACAGTTTCTTATATCTCAAGGCATACCTGCTGAACCTGATGTAACGAAACCTGAATCAACAACAGTATTTAGTTTTCCTATGAAAGCACCAACAGGTGCAATAACTAGAACACAAATGAACGCCATTGAACAGCTAGAATTATGGCTTACTTATCAGCGTTATTGGTGTGAACATAAGCCATCTGTATCCATCACTGTCAAAGAACACGAATGGATGGAAGTAGGTTCTTGGGTATATAAATATTTTGATGAAGTATCAGGTGTTTCATTTTTTCCTCACAGTGACCACACGTATGCACAGCCTGTTTATCAAGATATAGATAAAGATGAATATAAAAAGTTCTTGACAAAGATGCCAAAAAATGTAGACTGGTCATTGTTGCAAGAGTTTGAGAAGGAAGACACTACAACAGGTGGACGTGAGTTGGCGTGTACTGCTGGTGTGTGTGAAATTGTAGACATAGAGGCAGCGTGATGAATTGCTGGTATTGTGGAACAGAATTAATCTGGGGTGGGGACCATGACATAGGAGAAGAATTTGAAAACTTCTGTATGGAAACAAACCTATCATGCCCTAATCCAGATTGTAGGGCTGAAGTTATTATGTATTTGCCAAAAGCAGAAAGGAGTTAACATGGAAGCATTATTAGTATTAGGCGCATTAGCATATGGTATTCATCATATGAACAAACAAGATGAACCAGAGGTAGCAGAAGTAACTGTGCAAAAATTAGAAGACATTGACTGGTCTAAAGCAGGTAACTTTAGGACAGCCAGCACAGAAAATAATGTGCAATGGGTAATAATAACGGAAGGATAGAAAATGAGAGATGTAATAATACGAGGAGCAAGAGCGCACTTTATTGGGAATATTAATAAACACTTAGCTAACATTGAAATATATATGAACAACACAATTGGTATCGGTGAACACTCTGATATCATAGAGACTGTAGAACTAGAACTTGAGCAGGTCGCTAACTATCACGATAAGTTAGAGATGCTTGAGAAATATTTTATCAAACCACAACAGAAACAAAATGAAGGAGTTGAGGATGAGGTGGAACAATCTGACTAAATATGATGCGCCTTTGCGTATACAATATCAATCAGGTTACGATGCATTTTATAGGGGTGGGGACTTTGTTCCTGACCCCGATCATAAAGATAGATTTGTATTTATAGAAATGCGTCCTAAGATTAGTCAGAATACTATGCAGTATCGTGAGTGGCAACGAGGCTGGAATACTGCGTACTTTGAGAATCTAAGAAAGGTTAAGAGTCGTGAACAAGCTAGAGCAAGACGCAAATAACTGGATGAGGGAGAGATATATGAGTAACATTACAGCAACGGAGTACCAACGTAAGGCTGCAGAGACTGCCATATTCCCTAAAGAAAAAGCCCTTGAGTATTTAACTCTGGGGCTTACTGGTGAGGCAGGTGAGATTGCCAACAAGGTCAAGAAGTTGATTCGTGACGGTGCAGATAGAGAAGAGCATCACGCTAAACTAAATGCTATTGGTCACGAGATTGGAGATGTTATGTGGTATTGTGCCATGCTTGCTAAAGAAGTGGACATGAACCTTGGTAGAATTATGGAAGACAACTTGGACAAACTGGCAGATAGGAAAGCTAGGAATCGTCTACAGGGTGACGGGGATAACCGATGATATCATTAGGTATTATAACAATAGCATACATGTATATGCTTCATGTACTAGCAAAAGAGCAGGGGATTTAGTCCCCTGTTTTTATTTGTATACAGAGCGTAATACTTTACCAATTGTAGCTAGTTCATAAAGATCTTCTATCTTAGCACCATCTGCTGGTCTACCATTTCTCGCTATAAATTCTGATGCTGCATTTTTACGTATTTCACGTGGTAGTCTACGATATGCTAACATAGCTTCAGTATAAGCAGGTGCATCTGCAGAAATACTTTTACCATCAGATAGTAGTCGTTTTACACTTTTTACTTGTTCTTTTATCAGTGCTTTCACTCTACTGTTGACAAACTCTTGTGCAGTCATTTCTTTTTGTAGAGATTCATTTTCATTATACTCTATAATGGATTGTTTTTCATACGCTTGTGCCGCGTCAACCAAGCCGGGAATAATTTCACGCAGTTGTTCATTTTCAAATCTGCGTATGCTAGGCACCTTAGATGAGCTACCTAATTCAAATTCACTGATACCAAGACGTTTAATATACTCACCTTGCTCACTATCTCTTGTTTTGAGAGACAAACCTAATCCAACCTTAAATGCAGAACCCACTCTGCTTGGCTCTTCTTGGAACAGACTCTGACGTAAAGGTAATTGCTCATCTTCTTTACCCGATGTCAAGAACCCCCTCGCACGTAGTGGCTGTTTTAGATTCTCTGTGAATGTTCTACCAAATGTTAGTGTAGGATCTTGTGCTGTATCTCTAAACTCTTCTCCTCGCATACCAATAGCACGTTGTGTATCAATAATCTGCGCACCCGGCACAGCCCACGTAGATAGGTAATTACCCAAGGCTCTGGCTGTAGCACGAGCGAGTGCTTCATCACGAGTCAAGTCACCACCACCTGCTAAATTGACTACCTCTTCAATAATACTGTTTCCTACACCTGTTCTTACGTTTGTTCCTAAAAATGTTTCAGAAAACTCCTTGCCTTTAAAGAAGTCATCAAACGTGCCATCCATAAGACGCTTTGTTGCCTCTCCTAAATACAGATACTGACGCAGTGGGAACTGTGGTGTGGTATCCATCACTGTGCCATCACCCATACTTAATTCTTTATAATCTGCAGGTGCATCTTCTGTGCTACGTGCTTGATATGCTGCATATACACCTGCCATACCTACAAGGTTACGTGATATGCGCCTTCTATCTGCGGCAGACAGTTTAGTGCCTTTAGGTAACTGGCCCATCAGCTTCTTAGTAAGAGGTATAGAAGCACCGCCCATATAGTTACCCATCAACTCAAGGCTGTTGAACATGAAACGTGGGAATGGTATGGCTACCGTCAAACCATTACGAGTGATAAAGTTTGTTATTTCCCTAAACAGCGGAGTCTCTGGCTGCTTGGCATATGTTACATCAAGTGCTTTGTTCGTGGAGTCTGCTACAAGTTCCATAAAAGAACGTGCGCCTTTAGGACGTACTGTTGTAGAGTCATTTAATAAATCACGAATTTGCCCGTTATTAATGGTATCAATTAGATCAATTTTATATTCACGTTTTACCAGACGTTCTAACTCACCTAAAAAAGAACCACGGCGTACAAGATACTCTTGATATCTGTTTGCACTATTTAAAACGCTGACCGCATCCTCTAGTTCAGATAATACTGTATCCGTTCCTCGTCCTAGTGTGCTAAACTTACCACCAAGAATACCTTTGTCAGCAGCCGCTTCAGCTTCCTGTCTAACTTTCTTTGCATCAAATTTTGTTTTAGTGTCTTTGGCTCGTTGTTTCGCCGCTGCTATAAAATTATCCACCTGCTCTTTACGAGCCATGCCCCTACCAGTAGCAGATTGTAATTCATTTAGCTGATTAAACATAAGATCAAACTGCTTGGACAATTCAGGACGATTTAAAATAAAGTCCACATAGTCTTTAGTATCTAGTCTGCTTTCTGGCCCAAACATATACCGCATATGACGGAAGCTGTCGTTCCAGTTAGAGCGACTTAACACTGTGCCTGTAAATGCTGCTGTTTTACGTGCGACACCCGTTGCTTCTCCTGCATTATATAAAGCGGTATCCATTACATTAGTAAGAGTGTCCAGAGGCGCACGAATACCTGCAGATGTCACGTTACGTGCAGCAGTCGCTAACTGTGATACTAACCCACCACGGCGTATACCCTCAATACGCATAATATTGTTACGTATCTTACCTTGTTGTGCCTGTGTAGCTACGCGCTGCAGTTCCTGCATCTCATTCAAAGGTCTTGCACGTTTAATCTGCGATAGTTTCTGCAGAGTCTTACCTGCCTCAGAGCCAGAGCCTACGACAGTTAAGATGTAATCTTCAAATGATACATTATACTTGTTCAGTATATCAATCAGTTCATCGCCGGGTATAAGTTCTTTATCTATAGTCAAATCAAACAAATGGTCAATTAATCTATATTCTTTTCCATCTTCAAACTTTTTAGGAGCAAAAGCATTTGGATTTCTATCTTTTAATTCAGCCGCCGCTGCAACAAGCCCGTTAAGTTTATCAGACTTTAGTACGGGCATGGTAATCTTGTCTTCTTGACCTGCCAATAATGCAGCGTCATCTAATTCCACATCACTACCTAAAGCTCTTTGAACTCTAGTACGTGTGTCACCTGCGTCTAACTCTTTTGCTGTTTCTCTGCCAGCTTCACGTGCCTTATCTGCGTTTAGCACCTTCTTTCCATCTACTTCATCTGAAATAGTTTTACCAGTGGAAAGTTCAAAGTCTTCTATTAATGCTTGTCTAAGATCATCATTTTGATCGGCTATCTCTGCAGCCTCATCTGCTTTCTTAGTCACCTCTTCTGCTGTAGCGTCTTTAGCCCTATTAATATTCATCTTGCGATTGAGTAGTTTTTCACGAGCAGCTTCGCTACGCTTCTTTGCTTTCTCTATCTGTTTAGCTTCTCTAAATGTTTTACGTGCTACACCTGCTCCAGCAGCACCCGGAACTACAGCTTCAGCCATCTCTAACATCATTGTTAAATCTGTACCAAACTTTCTCCCTGCAGTTTTAGGGTCAAACGGCAATAATTCCTTGCCCGTTTTACCTAGTAGCTTATTATCCTCTGTAAATGTTTCGTGCATATAACGAGTAAATGCCTCTCCTGTATCTTCTACAGTTTCTGACACAGCAGTAACGCCAGCAATCAATAATGCCAACCCCTCTTCACCTAAACCTGCAACAGCTTTTACTGTGCTACGTAGTGGTGCTGGTACTTTTTCTTCAAAAGCCGCACTGTCAATAAAGTCTCTATTACCTTGCTCACCATACATGGCTGCAATCATGTCACGAGTTTTATCAAAGTCAAATACAGCGTCAGTTTGCTCTGACACTGTTGGGGTAGGCGCATCAATTCGTTCTAGTTTGGGGAGATAGTCTTCTGGTGCATCGCCAGTAGGCACTGAAGGCACCACTCTAAACCCTGCAGGAACCTCACCAGTACGAGCGTATTCATCTACAGGTGTTTCTGCTGGCTCAGAAGGGTCTATAGGTATGTCTACCACACCCTCTTCAGCATTATCAAGTGCGTCTAGCGCATCAAGTTGTGAAGTTATGTTATTAGGAGTCTCAGCCTGAACATCAATGTCTTGAACATCACTTTCTTCTTGATCCTCAAGTTCATCAAGTCTTCTTAATTCATCCGCTAAACTTGTGTTAGTTTCTTCGTCATCAACATTTAATGTATCTTGATCTTCCTCATCTGTATCAAGCTGATCTAAAAGGTCAAGTTGCCTAGACAGGTCAATTTGTGACATATTAATATCCTCTAATGTATGTTGTTCCTGTCCATATACGTGCTACCTTTTTAGGTTCACCTGAATTTGTTGTTATTTCATATTCAACAATGTCACCCACTTTTAAGCCTTTAGTAAAGTTAACCTTTGAAGATTCAGCTTTTGTAGTTGGTACTAACTTTTTACCTTGCTTTTGACTTGCTCTAACTTGCTCTACATAATTATTAACATTATTTTGAAGTGTGCTTCTTTGCGTTCTTATTAAAGCGTTCATTCGTGCGTCATTTAATCCACTTACCTGCTCTGTTACATTATTTAAAGCCCTAGTCATACTGTCAAAATACTGAGTTTCATTACCTTTAATTTTGTAATCAAGTTGACCCTGTATATCAGTTACTAGACCTTTAGGCTCAAGTATGCGTTTAATTTCTCCATTGAGTATTGCCTGTCTGCTTTCTTTTGAGAATTGTGGTGTAGGCGCATCAGCAGTTTCAGTTTGTTCATTATAGGCTTTAGCACCAGCTATAGCATCTGCTCTCATACGCTCAAAATCCGCAACTTGCTGATTGGTCAGACCACCTTCAGACAGTTTCTGTGTTGCATACACAGCCATATCTTCAAAGTCTTTAAACTGAGGATGAGACTTTGCTTTTTGTAATTCTAATTCGTCTTTTTCAATACCTATCTTTTTACTTCTCATGTTTAGTATGTGTGCTTCAGCTTCACGTGCTAGTGACTCTTGCCTCTGTAAAGCAGCAACTTCAGCACGAGCATTATCTAATGCACGTTGGTCTGCATCGGTAGCCTCTTTTCTTTGCGCCCGTGCTTCAGCCGCGTCAGCAATCTCCATAGCTTGGTCAATGCGTTTAGTGTTTTGCTTAAAGGCAGAAACTTTCATGTCATGTGCCGTAATGTCTCTTTCTATCTTACTTACTACTCTGCCTTCTTCCACAGCGGCTTGAAGCATTGATCTGTCTATTCTACCGATAGTAGGTAAACCCTCTACCTCTTCTCTAGGTTTAATCATTGTTGCTTCTGTTTGTTTTCGTAAAGAAGCCGCTGCTTTTTCTGCTGCTTGCCCCTCTTTTCCAAAGAGCCTACCAAGAGGATCGTCTACACCTAATGTAGCACCAGAAAATCCAGTTGGTAATGATGTATCTTTGCGTTGATATAAAATTTGTGCCTCGCCCTGTTCATAATCCAGAGTTGCCGTACCTTTTTTAATGTCTTGAAACAGGGTAGTTACATCAAGGGGAGCATCACCCGGTTGCAACTTAGATCTACGCTCCTCTATGCTGTTTTTTAATGCTAATGCATCATCAGCCGTACCTAATTTTTTCATAGCAGCAGTAGCTAAAGCAGGATCACCTAATTCATCAGCAAAATATCTATAGGCTTCTTTAGCCTTTTTATTGTATTCAGCTTCCTCCTTATCTTCTGCTTCCATTTTACGTAATCGCGTTTGTTGCCAAAAAGACTTAGCGGCAGAAATTTCACGATCACGTTTTTCCATAGCGTTTTGTAGACTTCTATCTACGCTACTAGCTAATCCTGTTGTAAATCCTGTCCAAAAACTCATTACTTTCTCCGTGCCATTAAACCTTTAGGCTTTTCTTCTTCATCTGATTCTTTAACTTCTTTTACTGCTGCTTTTACATCTTTCTTTTTTAGGTCATCCTCATATTCTTTAAGCATCTTTGAGAATAGAGAGTCACGTATGGTTCCTTTATTTGGATCTTCCATACCTGTGTCATACTTAATGCCAGCACTATCGCCTAACAACATCATCATTTCCATTAACATAGGTAATACTAACATACCTACATCAAGGCTATGCTTTCCATCCATAACGCTGCCCATCTGTATTGTGTTAGCCAGTACAGTTACAGGTACACCGGATTCAAGAGTTTCTACTAGCTGCACCATAAACTCTTCACTACTCATGCGTTCCATGTAGTAATCAATAGCTTCATCAACATTAGTTAACTGTGCAGGAGTTTGCCAAGGTCTATCGCCTAACTCATGCGTTAATGCCATGCCCGGTATGGGTGCATCAAATATTGGTTCTTGACTAACTTCCATTTATCTCATCCCTATATTTACGAACAACTTGCATTTGCTTTGCCACTCTAACTGCAGGATTTTTGTAATCTATGCCGTCACCAGAAGGCTCGCCCATAGAGCTTCTAACTAACAAGCCACCAGTTTTTTTAGGCTCCTTTGGTTGTTCTAATTTATTAAAGTCATCTAGATTCATTCTTCTATATGCTGAAACTGCAGGGTTATATTGTCTGGACATTATGCTTTCTCCGTTTGTGTTCTACTACTATATCCATTAACTGTTTAGTTGCCCATTTTAGTGGAGGCACTTTTGATATAAGTTTAGCATAGGATTGCCCATACTTAGTGTATAGCTTCTTAAACCATTTAGGGGCATCATACTGTAACCATGTGCGGAATACAAACCACTCAGCGTTTTCTTTGCCATACACTTCTCGTGCTACGTGGCACGACATTATAAACGCACTGCCTAATGTGCCTATCAAACTACCGATAGCATTACCTGCTGCAGATTTACCTGCCGCACTTGACGCAGCAGCAGATGTTTTAGCATCTAGTTCTGCAATAGCCATAGCACTGTATCTGTCTAGCTCACTTTCTGCAGATTTCCATGCCCACTCCATAGTGTCTGCATAGTAACCCCACAAGTTGTTGTACGCTTGTTTACTTATATCTAGTACGTTGTTAGCGTTTATTTCATTTGCTCTGTTTATAGCAGCAGTGTCTGCTGTAGCTATTTGTTTACGCCACTGTGCATTTGATTGTGCAATCACCAACTGGTTCTGTGCATTAAACTGATCACGTTGGTTGTTTAGCTCTGCGTTGAAACGCTCAATGGTATTTGTTTGACCTGCGTTAAACTGTGACTGTGCATTTTGTTGTGATGCATTAAACTGTGCAGTTGAACTGGCAAGGTTAGCAAAGAACTGATCCACTTGATTCTGTGAAGATGCGTTAAACTGCCGTGCAGCATTTTCTGCAGCCTGATCTGTAAAGAGTGACTGTACTCTCTGCTGTGCTTTAAACATATCTGTCTGCTGTTGATTAGAAAGATTAGCCATGTCCATCTGCAAGAATGACTGTGCGTTCTGCACTGCAGCTTGTTGTCTGTTGTTGAGATTAGCAGCGTCAAGTTGTGCTAGTGCAGCAGCCTCTGACATTACAAGAGCTTGATTATTGGACAGGTTATTTAAATCCATTGTATTAGCAGCACGTGAGTTTTCTAACTGCACTTGTTGCTCTGCTGTAAAGTTCTGATTGGCAATATCGCTAATCTTACTAGCGTTCATCACCTTTGTTTGAAAGGCTTGATCAAACTCCATGCCAGCAAACTTAGCACGTTGCTCTGCCGCAAGCATCGCTGATTGCTGTCTGTTAGATAGATTCTGTGCTTCAAATCTAGCTACTGTCTGCGCATCTGCCATTGCAATAGGCATGGCTGATTCCATAGCAGCCTGTACAATAGCTTGTCCTGCCATAGAGGATGCACCCAGACCACGTGCAGCCATTGCTGCCGTAGCACTACGCATAGCCCCTGCAGCCCATGCTGGTGTGGCACCACCTTGGAACTGTTGCATCAAGCCATCAAGTTGTTGTGCCACCATAGTCTGTGCAGATGGATTAGCTGTAGCTGCCGCAGCCTGTGTTTGTGCAGTTACCTGCGCCGCTTTTACAGCATCTACACCCGTGCCTGTTACGAGTTCACCAGCTTGAATCTGTCGTTGTACAGGGTTGTTTATAAGAGTAGCATTACCTTGTGCTGCTTGTAGGTTGCCTACAGATGAAGTTGTTTGTTGTGCAGCAGCAACTTGCGCACGAGGATCGTCTGGGTTTGTCTGCGCTGCTTGTGTCGCTTGAAGAGCAGCGTCCACCCCAGCAGCAGCCTGTGATGCTTGCACTGTATTTGCAGCAGTTTGTGCTGTCATACCTGCTTGTGCTGTTGCCGCTTGAGCAGGATTTACATTTACAGTAGCACCAGTAAGCTGTCCAGTGCCAGCAGCTATCTCTTGATTGGTATCAAAATCTATACCTTTTGCAATAGTTGCACCACCCACAGGTAGGCCGGGGTCATATATTTGCTCTGTTGTAAAAGCAGCTATACCGGGTGTTGTTGCTGTTTGTGTTACTGGATTGCCTTGAGCATCTAATACTGGATTACCACTAACATCTAAAACAGGAGTTTGTGTTGTTTGTGAAGTTGTTGGGGTTGTGACAGTCGGCACAGCTTGTTGACCACCGGGTTGTCCTGTTCCAGTAGCCATACCACCAGTAGCCATTTTAACTGCAGCACGTGTGTATTTATTCATTTGCTCCTGACGCTGCGGATCTTCTTCAAGAAACGATTGAAACTCATTCATGTTTCCTTGATACCCCATAGCTTGTGCTATTTTATTCATAGCTTCAGGTTTAAATCCTTTAAATATAGCCATTACCCAACCCCTACAAGTACAGTGCCAGCTAGTCCTATTATAGTCACTGTAGATGCCATAATCATAGCTTCTAAACGCCACAGACGTTTATCAACACTTTCTAATTTATCATTCATCATTTGATAACGGACAGCGCACTCTTTTTCATGTGCGTCTAATTCCATTTGAACTTTAAGCTCTGGCTCTAAAGATTGTGTTAACTTCATTTGTCAATACCTAATTTGTATGTTCTAATTATACCACATTTGTGTGTAAAAGTCAAGTTTTATATCTTATCAGGCCAGTCATTAATTTTTGCTACAGCCGTAATGTTGCCATCGCTATCTCTGGTGTCTTCAAACAAAGCCATGAACGCTGTTAAGTTCGCCGCGCCATTCAAAGCTGTCTCTATCTCTGCACATTTGGTACGGACTGCATCCCTGTATGTCGTAACTGAACTAGGTATCGCCGTTCCTTTTTCTGCTTTGCGAGTAACATACCAATCATATACTGAAAGTTTTTTGTTTGCAGTTGTTTTTGTCTGTGCTACCCAAACAGATTTCAAACCCAATGTAACCGCTTGGTTGCCTTGCATGTCTAATATAGGATTGCCATCCCCATCTACCTGATTAGTATCTGTTAGACTGCGCGGTATAAGCGTACCGTCACTTTCACGACCCCGGTAGAACCTATTGTCATAAGGTGTCTCTGATGCTGATGGGTCTTCCCATGTTAAACCAAATGCTTTCTTTTGAGAATCGCTGTACCTCATCCATACTTTAGGATGCTGAGTACCATCAGAACCAGTCCATTCTTTTCCCTCTCTAATTATACTATGTCCAAGTTTCCACGGCATTATTTTCTCCTATCGTGCGTTCGCAAATTTAAATGGGGCTTCGGCAAATGCCAAATAGATGTATGTGTTACCTGACGCATTCATATTGTCAAAATCCGTTCTTAGTTTAAATCCATTACTAACAAAATCTATATGAGGTGGACCGCTAGTGTTTTCTGCCCCAGTGTCTTGTGCCTCAATCCTTACATCTATTTCATTCCCAGCATTAAAGTAGTCGCCATCAAATGATCTCTTATTATCAAACATGTGCCAGCCCCCACTGCCACTACGCTTTATCATAACCCACGCTGGTCTAAATCCCAAGTAGACAAACGTGCCATTTGCATCATTGTTGCCTATATAGCTGCCGAACTTGCTGTAGCCCTCAATCGGAGCAAATACATACGCTATAAAATCATCACTGCTGTTATTAGTAGAGCCAGCACTGCCGACACTAAAAACATTTGCCGTAGGAGCAGTATTGTTGAAATATGTACTACCTGAAAATGTTGAACCTGTACCGTTTAATTCAAGATAATTATTACCTAATACAGTCGGATAAAGATTCCAATTTTTTGTGTCGTCATCTAAATTTTTAACATATATAAATTCAGGAGTTGCCCCTAAACCATGAGGAATTGTTCCTGCTGATCCCGTCCCTGTCCAACGCACAATGGAAAATCCCGATGTAGTGTTTGCTGAAAGTTTTTTAATTGCTATAGAAGGAGAGCCAGAAAATGCACCGCTTTGATTAGAACCATCTATTTTAGCGGAACCTGCTGTGGGTTCTGCATCATTCGCAGCAGAATTATCCGCAGTGGGTGTGCCACCTGCTCCCCACACCCAACCTACATAGCTGTATGTGCTTTGATTAACATTGCTACTGTCGCCTACTGTAAAACCTTGACTATCAAAACTTAACAAATAATTAGCATTGTCTTGCTGTCCATCAGGAGCGTTTGATTGTAATAGCTGTGTCCCTCTCAACGTATCGTGCAAACTGTGTACTGTAGTATTGTTTCGTCCTTTTATCCAAACCCAATCAGGACCAATTACATCACTTTTTCTAGGTAGGTTGTCATCCATCAATGCTAAAAACCCAGTTGGCGGTGTATCATAAAACCTGCCTACGCCGTTACCATCTGCCGCCACTGCACTGCCGCTAGTTTTTAAACCGTTAAAACTATCATCTTGTCCAAAGTTAGCGATATGAAAACAGTTACCAGACCCGATACCACCCTCAGATGCTATTGCAAATCTGAAAGGGCCAGTAACACCACTAAAAGCAGGAACCCCAGAATTTTGCACTGTGCCATTTTTAGTAAAAGAAATTTCCCCGTCATCAGCATTAATCATAACACCGACAATATCACTTGAACCATCTGCGGCAACTGTATAACTATCTCCATATGATGTGTACGAGTTATTGTTTACTTTACGTCCATCAAAGTAATATGCGTAAGTGTAAGCATCTTGTCCTAAATATTTGTTTGCGGCAGGAAGTGTATTTCCAGCAATCACACCTACACCACTGTTTCCTACATCTAAATAAAACTCAGCATAAAACTTACCTTCTGTTATGACCACATTTGAATAGGCTTGTGCAAAATGAGTGCTTGTCCTTTCTGCTTTTAAGTTACCTTCAGAGTATGTTAGCGTTGTGCCTGAAGAACGAGTGGGATCAAAAGTGGCAAAGTTTTGTGTGGGGCTATCAAAAACTTTATCTGTCGCAGCCAAACCGGATACCGCAAAGTCGTTAGTATTTCCGCTAGTATCATCTCCCAATGCACTGCCGTCTGCAAAAGTTAATCTAAACCCATTATTACCATAAGAGCCGGAATAAGCTATTGGTATCCAGTCATCATTTGCTCCTACTTGACCAAAAGCCGTTGGGTCAACTATGCTACCATCAATTACATTCATTTCAGCAAGGTAGCCATCAAAGTGATAGGAACCATCAGTGTCATCACCGATATAAGTTGTAACACCATTACGCAATAACATAGTGGCTGTATCATCTGCAACAAAAGAGCCACTGGTAGTTCCTGATATCAAATTACCATTAATATAAACTTTGTGGATATTTGCACCTGTTTGTCCATCGCTGTCTGCTTGAGCCAGAATATGATACCACGTTCGCACATCTTTAAACTCTCTATCACTTGTAAAGCTGGTATATCCTGTATTGTATGCGTTCCATACTATTTTGTCATTTGCATCAAAATGTAAAAAAGCACTACTACCACTTTTTGCAAATATAATGGTGTCTCTTCTGCCTAGAGTAGCACGTTTGACCCATACAGATATTGTCATTTTCTTAGTATTAGTCTGTGTGCCGAAATCGTTTTTTGATAATGCTGGCTCATCACCCTTCTCAAATCGTAAACTCTGTGCAATAGAAATTGTGTCAAGTGGCCTTCGCATACCACCCGTGCCGACTGCTAATTCATTGCCATTGCCTGTGTAAAGTATGGTGTCAAAAAAGTCATTTGCTTGATTATCTTGCCCGGGGCCGATTGTTACGTCTGGTAGGTTGGATGTACACCATGCTTTACCATTAGAAGCTTGAGAATATTTAAACAGACCAATACCGCCGTCACCGGATGTAGCTGTATGGGTTGTTTCTGTTCCGGCAAAACTGTCATCTTGTCCGGGGTTTACAGTGCAAGACTTATCACTGTGGCCTGAACAGAAAAATCCTACAGGATCAGTTTGATTTGGTAAATTTTCAGCACTTCCTGCGGCAGACCCATTAACATAAAACTGAACAGTGTGTGCATCCATATCTAGCAACATACCAGTTATGTCACCCAAAGAATTTGTTGTAGACAAACTGGACTGCGCTGAACTGCTAGCATTATTTCTTATAGTTCCATTGGATAAGTAGGTGACGCACTCATGGTCAACAAGAACTCCAAAATTAGCGTCATCGTGATATCCTTCAGCTACTGCATGATTTAATCCTGTCGGAGTCCAACAACCGACATAATGTCCATTTGAACTTGCAGTGCTTGTTCTAAACTCAACATACCATTTTCCTGAATCGGGAGGCACTAACATGGTTGATCTATTCGCACCAGATTCCCATTTAAGACTACCCTCTGTTAATGTAGTTGTAATGTCTAATGGATTAAAAGTAGCAAAATTATTAGTCGGGCTGTCTGGCACGACATCGCTTGCGACTAGATTAGAAACTGCAAAATTGTGTCCTTCGCCAGATTGGTCATCGCCAATATTTGTTTGCGCTGTAGTGCCTTGACTTGTGGTGCCTGTGCCTGTGCCTTCAAAGGTTAAATGAAAACCATTATTGCCATAGCTACCATCATAGGCTTTTGGCACCCAGACCCCATCTTTTGTTTCTGCAAAGCTAGTGGGGTCTAAAGCAGTACCGTCAATAAAATTGATATCTGCCATATAGCCATCAAAAAACTGTCCACCATTTACCCAACGGCTAATGTAATGAACATTACTATTTGCATTTAGTCCTGTGTCGTAATCTTGTGAAAAACTAGACCTATTATCTGTTGAAAATGAAGTTATTTGAGTACCGTTGACATATAGTTTTGTTCTAGCATTTACATCTGCTTGGGTAGTGTCGTTTTCAACAACGATATGATACCACGCACCTACATCACGGAAGAGAGCAGTCGTGAGAAAAAGATATGTGCCGTTTGTGTCAAGCAATCTAATGGCATCAGTTGTTTCAAAAGAAAGCTCTACGCTTTCTGATCCACCAGTGCCGCCAGAAAAAATAGTTTGGACAGACCCTAAATTTCCACGCTTTATCCACGAACTCCAAGTCCAAGTTTTTTGATTGCCAGCAACTTGAGTTCTACTTAAAACTGGACTATCACCATCCTCAAAACGCAGAGACTGATTTACATTAAAATCAAAAAATCCGGTGCTTACTTCACCTGCACCTGCTGCCTTAATAACACTCATTAAGTCAAAGCCCCCGATGCAGATACGGCTATTGTATTAGCAGTACCACTGTCGGCACTGCAGAAGTAAGCAAGGTGATAAGTCCCAGCCGTAGACAAAGAAGTTAGCGCTGTAGCGTTGATTGCTATATCAGCATGAGCAGAAACCGTGTGACCGCCCGTGTTAATTAAGAGTATATTTCCTGACTGTCCTTGATCACCATTTGTAAATGTTAATGTAAAGTCACCACTAGGAGTACATTTAAAATCATTACTTACAGATAAATCAAAACTACCATCGTTGTCTGTGGTCATGGTTCCGACTGCTCTACCTGCCACTGTGATGTCATCACCTACAGCCACATCACCTGTAACTGTTGCGCTGTCAATATAAGCATCCTTAAATCTGGCACCTGTTGTGCCTAAGTCTACATCGCTATCTGTCTGTGGTCCAAACACACCGTCTGATACAAATACCTGTTCAGCATTTGCAGCATAAAAATGTATTTCATCAGCAGTCTCAAAGTCAATCTTAGTCTGATCGTCTTCACCTATTTTTAAATCTGTTGCTAGTACAGATGTTATAGCTGTTTGTGCAGCAGCCATTCTAGCAGCGGCTAATGTTCCAGAACCAATGTTACTCGCGTCAGTTGTATCTGTGGTTGCTGAAGCAGCTAATCCAAGATCGGATCTAACTTCTGAAGCAGATCGTCCTTCTACAGAGGTGCCATCAATACGTAAAAAGTCATCGTCTGCAACACCACTTGTAAATACAGCTACGTTGCCGTTGCTAATGCCTGTGTCTGCCGTTGATGATGAACCAAGTCCCATAGAGGTACGTGCAGTGGCACCTGTCTCAAGCACAAAATTTGAACCATCCCCAACAATAAAGCCACCATCTGTAACGGCAAGACCTGCTACATCTTGGAGTTGCGCATCAAGACGTGCGTTAGCAACTGTACCAGAAAGCTGACTAGCATCAATTGTTTTGTTTGTAAGTGTGGCGGTTGAGGATGTTGATACTAATCTAGCATCACCACCAGTGCTAGGAAGGGTTAAAACATTACTAGCACTCTCTGAATGTGGTGCTGCTTTAATTTGCTGCCCGTGAGAATTATTTTCGCAGTTAAGTTGAAGCGTACCTTGATTAGTGTTACCCTTAATAGTAACATGACCTGTGCCATTTGGTGCAAGTTCAATATCAGCATTTGATGTAGTCACGATATCTTGACCATTCATGTCCAAATCGCCACCAAGTTGCGGTGTACTATCATCTGCTACATTTGATATCGCTCCTGAAGCAGCTAATCCAGACACTATAGCACTACGTGTTATTTTCTTTAAACCACCACCAGAAGTATCTACGGCTATAAATACATCATCGTTTGCTACAGTTGATATTTCTGATAAACTTCCTACTGCTACAGAATTAAAGTTAGTACCATCTGCAATAAGCAAATTGCCAGCAGTGTTAGTACCCATAGTTATATCATCACCAGAGACAGTCAAATCCCCTGTAATAACTACGTCCTGAGAAAATGTAACATCTCCGTCAGAGGCAATGGCTATGGCATCTGTATCTGATGTGTGACCTATATTAGTTCCGTTGATAACAATATTGTCAACAGTTAGCGTAGTTAGAGTGCCTACAGATGTTAGGTTAGGCATCGCTGTAATTTCATCATCTAAATAAGCAGCAAGAGTTTGCACTGTGGTTTGTGCCATAGTGCCACCATGATTCATTACAATACCGTGTCCGTCAGATACAGCAGTTGTTCCTATGCTAGTATTACCATCTAAAATATTTAATTCTGTAGTGGTAACAGTTGCGCCATCTAATATCTCTAACTCAGCTTCAGATATACCCGCACTACCAATTGTCAAAGTTCCAGATATGTCTACGTTACCATTTATGTCAATTGTTGTAGCTGCTATCTGTACTTCTGTATCTGCTACAATATCTAGTTGTCCGTCTGTGCTAGAGTTAATATATAATGCTGTGTCTCTAAATTGTAACTTTTCTGTAGTGGACATTAGTATGTCATCAGAAAACTCAAAGTAGTCTTCATCTTCCTTCCACGTCAACACACCATCACTAGTATTTGCATCAAATGTTATAGCAATGTCTGTGTCTGCACCTGTACCAAACGTAATTGAGTTTGTCGCAAGCGCAGTGATAGGTCCACCCTCACCAGTAGTTCCATCGTGAGTATGTCCTGTGCTGGCTGCGAAAGCAGCAACTAGCTGGTCAAATTCATCATTGGTGTGTGCGGCGGTAATAGTATCGCCATCTGAATACGTGGATTGTCTTGTATAAGTTGCACCCATTATCTTCTAGCCCCTAATTGATATTCCATTTGAAATCCTTTTAATGAATATGGTGCTGTGCTTGTAGCCCCATCTTCTACTCGTAAAGCTACAGCAAAACCAGAACCTTCTACTGCTTTACGCACAATTGGTTGTGAAGGTCCACCGTATGATGTAGTTCCATACGTTGATGATCCGTATATACCACCAACATTTAAACTGTCTAATGGATACGCTGCTGGTCTAGATGATTGAGCAGATTCATAATCGTAACGAACAAACATGTCTGCATCTATCGTGGACTCAGGAGCGTAGTTAATATTAACTCGTTGCATATATTTTCTGACACCCGGATCTCCAAAAGTTATGTCAGGACTTCTATACTTAGCTAATATTAAAGCACCATCAAATGTGTTACCTTTGTCTTGCCTATAAACAAATCCGTCAAATCCACCATGCACAGGTATTACTTCTCCATTTTCAACAACGCTATCTGTAGCTGAAGGTTTAATACCTTTTAACTCAGCAAACTCAAAGCCTGTACTTTTCATAACACATATTACACCTTTAGTCGCTGCTTCCGTGCTATCCTTGCTAAAGAATATTCTATATTGTGTTTTGTCAGGTATAACTAATGAGTCAAAATTATCTGCATCTTCTAAGTTTTCTCTGAAGATAGACTGCACGGCACCACTAATAGTGCCAAGTTCAACGTCACCAATTCTTGCAGTACCAGCAATTGTTCTCAAACCATCTGGCCCTAAGAATATTAAGTCACCCGCAAATTCTTGTATAGTAAATCCGTTGATGCAGCCAATGTCACGAGTAACCGCTGTAACCGCAAAGTCTGAACTAGAAGTTCCAGACAATTTAAATATTCTATTTTCACAAAATACAAACAAGTCATCGCGAAAAACTTTAAGACCAGTAATAGTGTCGTCAACTTTTAGACTACCTGCACCGCTACCAGAATTAAAACCGTCTTCATTAAACGGCTCACTAAAAACTATTTCTTGTGGGGTGCTTGATTTACCAGCATAGAACATGTGGTTTTTAAAAGAAGCCACAAATTTAGAACCAGCCACACTGCTATCACTTACATCTGTTGCAGATAAAGAAGCGTTAAATACTGTAGGTGCATTAACCTGATCAACAACTACAATTTTATCAGTTCCGTCAAAGTTAAATCTTTCAAACTGATATTTTAAAGCTCCTGTTCTACCATTGTCCCTAGTAGTCCAAGACTCCGATACCACATCTGTAGTGGCATGATTTGCTGCTGTGGTGCTACTTGCTGCTCTAGTCACGCCCGTGAAAGATGTAGCAGACTTACCAGTGTAAGTAAAGATTTCAGAATTAATTTGTAGTGTACCGCTTGAACTAAAAGAAGTAGTATCTCCTACACTAATTGTGCCTGAACCAGTCATACCCGTACCTGATTCTATTTTTAAAGATAGAGTAGTAGATGCAGAGCTATATATCAATCTACCTCTAGCTGCTAGTACAAAGTTATTAAATAGTGCAACCATAGTGACGCTTTCAGTTGGATCTGCATCCTCTGGTACTTGTTGGTTTATGTGTTTTGTAAAACCATTTATTCTTCTGTAACCACCTTCAACGTCAGGCTCAAAGTTTGTAAGCTCTAGTGCTTGACCGGGTTCCATAATAAATGTAGAACGGTTTAATACTAGACCACCTTCACAGTTGAAAGCGAAAGGTACTATGTCTGCCATTATTCAGCCCTTACGTTTGTGGCACCTCGTGTATTACCAGTGTGTGGTATATAAGTTGAGCGTACATATTCAAATTTATTTACTAAGAGGGTTTGCATATTTTTGATGCCCTGTTCAAATCTAGCAAAGTTTATTCCGTACTGTTGTGCTTCTCCTCTGTACTGGTATACAAAAGCACAAGCACCGTCTACGATTACAGGTGCAAATCTATCAGGTATAGTTGTAGTGTCTCCGTGTGCTGACATATCACTGGGAAAGGTAAAAAAGTCATACTTTAATGTGTACGCTTTGTCGGGATATGGGTGCAGTAAATAATTATTGTCTAGCGTCCTAACAATAAAATCTGGTCTACTGCCTTCTTCAAATTGAGTTACGGTAGTTCCATCAGCATGTGCTGCAGCAGTGGTACTTTCAGCACCTCTGGTGCAACCAGTTATGTCATTGCCTAATATTCCTGTGTATGTTATTATTTCACTTCCTATGTGAACTTTACCTGTAGCATCTAATCCCGTTGTAGATGTGAGAGTTAAAGTTGTCACACCTGCAGAGTGTGAGCCATTTAATGTTGTAGAGACAATATCATCTTCTTGCTCACTATATAAATTAAGATATTCATTGTAGTCTAGTTTGCGTAAGCGACCGCCAACGATACCATTAGCTTGATCTTTTACAATTCTAAAAGTATTATAGTCTACTGTTTTTGCTGTAGTAGGTATGCTGTAACGAACTACCCCAGCAGTCAGCGTATCAGATTGACTAGAGTGATTAAATGGATAGTTAAATTCTCTTTGATTAATATATCTTATGGCTTCGTTAACTGCGTTTTTTGCTTGCGTCTGTATGCCGCGAGATGTAGCAAACGTAGAAGACGTTAACTCTACTTCATTTAAACGTGCCAGAACTTTATTTGTTATTGTTAAAAATGATTCAGCCATGTGTTTGTTTCTCTTTAATCAGATGTAGTGAGGGGGCAAGTTGCCCTGCCCCTTCACATAAGATTACGCGAGTTGATCGCGGTCTACCTCTTGAGCAGTCATGTCGCCCGGATCGTCCACGTCCAAGCAGACAGCAAACATGCGGATCTTACCGCCTGTTGTTGTACCTGTCATTGCTTGAATTTCAACGTCAATGGTATCAGAAGTGCCACCGATAAGAACAGGAGTTTGACCTGCCTTAAAAGCGTAATCACCTACTGATGCACCATCAAAATCAAAACCGTCAACGAAGTTATCCAAGTCACCACCTGTGATACCGAAGTCAAAATCTGTATCGGTTGAAGTGCCTGTATGAGCAGACGTTACTTCAAAACCAGCACACATGATGAGGGTATTCGCAGGAATAGTCAAACCCGGAATAACATCGTTAGCAGCGAGGGCTGTACCCTTATCGCTTGCAGCAGTTGCAAAGTTTAACTCTGCTGAAAGCAAGTAAGGCTTACGACCACGTGCGTCATTGCCACGTGCTACGGAAGTAGTATTATCACCTAGAGCCATAACTCAATCCTCCCTTACACTAAGCAGAACCGGGCATTAACAAGAGCCTCTGGTCGGAGAATCTTGCGCCCATACAAATGCATACCACGAACAATATCAGCGAAGCTGTCAGGGTCACGATATGTCTCAGTCTTGTTGATTTGCTCTGCGGTAGCAACAGCAGATGAATGTCCACCAACAATCACACCGAAGTTAGAAGAGTTCGTGCCACCTGTGGTAGCAGAGCCTGTTCCAATTTCTGGCAGGTTGTTTGAAACATACACTTGGAAGCCGTGCAGATTATTAACAACAAGTCCGTTACGAAGTCCACCAGACTCACCGTAGTCTTGGTTCAGAAGTTTTGAATCTTCGTCCTTCAAGATCTCCAAGAAGACTGGGTTAACAACGAGCCAGCGGCCTTGCGTATCAACATTTTGCTGGTCTAGCTTACGAGCCATACGAGCAATAATCATGGTTGGGTTAGCGTTACCTGAACCCGGCACTGCAGAAGCACCCGGTAGGCGTGGCTGAATACCAATACCATTATCTGCTGATCCACCAAAGTCATTGGCGTCAACTTGCATTTCAGCCAGCAGTTCGTTAGTCCCTGCTGTAGAAATTGCCTTTGATCCATTCACAGTAGTATTTGCTGTGTCAGCAACACTGTGAAGAGATGATTGCTTAAAGCCGCACATATAGCCAAGAACATCTTGGTCAAACTGGTCGGCTAGGCGATACGCAGCACGGTCACTTGCCAGAGCTTGGAAGTTCACGTGTGAGTGCGCCTCTTCAATGTCATCAACCTTAAATGCAAAGTAGTTAGCTTTGTCAATTGTTAGGTTGAAATCTTCATCGTCAAGATCTTGCGGGGTAATAGTTGTACCACGCGCATACGCCTTAACGGTGATTTCGGGTTCCTTGATAATCTTAACGGAATCTCCCATCTGTGCAATCTCACCAAAGTAGTCGTTATTGGTGATCGCTTCAGCAACAGCACTCTTGCGGAAAGCAAGTTGCACCTGTTTGCTGTAGATAATAGGGGAGAAATTACCGTTGGGAAGATTACCATATCCCGATGCGGTAGTAAATGCCATTTCAAATTCTCCTAATTAGCATTTTGACAGATGCAAACTCACGAGACTTTTAGAGGCTGATTTACTTGGGTGCGTTCTATAATAAGGTGGCCGCCCTACTACACAACGGGCCTTGTCAATCAGGTAATCCGTAAGACTTTGCGGTTTGCTAATAAAGTGTAACTAGGTGCGCAATAAAGTTACACTATCTTTGTGACTATAGTTATACTGATAAATAACTATTTGTCAACACTTTTCTCTTTCGGCACTTCAATAAAATTCATATTCATGCTGAAAGACCTACGCTCACCCTTTGTGTAAAAAGGATAAACGCAGTGAAATAGTTGTGATGGAAATACGTAGAAGTCACCTACTTGTGGTTTTATTATAAAGTTTGTACAGGTATAGCCTGAAGCTGTTCCGTATGCAAACTGTATATGTCCGTTAGCAGGATGATGATCTTTGTAATCTTCTTCCCATTCTTCCTCTATTCCATCAGGAAGTTTTAAATAACCCACACAAGATAATCTAGCACCCGTGTGAATATGTAATGGATTATATTCATTTTCAAACTGACGTACAAACCAACCTGAAGCTATTTGTAATCCATAGTTGTTATTTTCTGTATCTAAAGTTTTTGCACCCATAGAGTTTCTATATTCTGTATAGTTTTGATATTTGCCTACAAACTGCCCTAAACCTTCTTGAGCAATACGTACAATCTCATCATCAAAAGCTAACTCTTCAGAAACTTTACCTACAAGTTGATCAGAGTAGTCTTCTAGTCTGGCAGACATTCTATCATTTAGTTTATCTACCAACTCATCTGGCATACGATAATATCCCATCGTAGGCCCAAAGGGTGCAAATAACTGCGTGTCTTTTTCAGGAGTAAAGATGATACTCATCGTGCTGACCCTGAAATGTCGTAAATAAATTTACCACTGCGTATCGCTTCCATAATGTTATCCGCTTCTTTTTCATATTGTTGCGGTGACATTTTTTGAACGTCTGACTCTTTTAAGTAATTAGTCGTTTCGTCCTGTTGTGGCTTACTACGTGTGTTTTTAGTGGCTACAGATTTAGCTGCTGCTTTATCTGACTTAGGCTTTTCTTTAATACCCATGTCAGCCTTGTACAAGTCAATAGCTCTAGCAGCAGAACGTGCATCGTTGTCATTGTCATACAGTGCATCTTGTACCCACTTAGGCTGTTCTTCTGCCCAGTTGTGAAACTCGTCACTGTCACGTATCTCACCAAAGTCAGGGTGCATACGCATTAGTTCTGCTTCTGCTTTTTCTTTTGTCGCAGTAGTCTGTAGCTCATCAATTGCCTTCATGCGTTCTTCAAGAGCAGTAGATTGCTCTTTAGCTTTCTTCATGGCAATTGTCTCAACTATAGCTGCTACATCTGGGTAGTCTGCTGCCCACTGTTCAATGTCCTCATCAGACTTAGGCAGTTTCATTTCTTTCTGTGCAGCTTGACTTAGTTGACTTTTAAGACTTTCAATCTCTTTCTTAAAATCTTCAGCTTGCTGTTGTTGATGTCTACGCAGATCAGAGTAACGCTTTTTAAATGTTTTCTCTTCTGCATTAGTAGGTTCAGCTTCTTCGGGTTCAGCAGCTTCTTGTTCTACTTCTCCCTTCTGTTCCTTTATCAACTGTTCTAGTTCTTCTTCTTCCATCTTGCGTTTTTCTTCGTTAGTGTACTTACGATTTGCAAACGCAACTTTTCTTTGCGGCTTCATTTCTTCAGCCATGATTGTAGCTTCTTCAGCCATTGTACTTCCTTTCGTTGGGGCCAACCGTAGCCACGGGGTGGGGGATTAGGTAGCCAACATATTGTAAGATTTAAGCCTCTTACGCAGCTTCTTGACGTACTTCTCTGTATCTACCGTGAACAATATATGTATTATCTTCAGTATATACGTTGAAGCTATTACCATCAATTACGATGGATACCGTTGGTGTCATGCGGTCAATATAATTTAGGGATGTAACTTTAATACCATTAATAGTGTCTCCTACTACTAACTGTTCTGGAACTATCCAGTCAGCTTTACCAAGACCGCCAGACTTAGCCCATACAGGATGGTCATTCGTAATTTCAAGTTCGTTGTTAATTACAAAGTAACCGCTACGCATATGCTTGTGCAGAACTTCTTTCACAACATAACCATCAATCATGTCATCAACTTTGATGTTTGTTACAAAGTCAATTACACCGTTAAGTTTGACTTTCATGTTTTCTGTCAAGCAGTCTGTGCCTGAACCAAGACCAACATCACCCTGATCCGACATACCTTGACCTGCTCTGCCACCTCTATCACCTTGATCGCCTCTATCTTCACCTTCTCTACTGTAGTCACCAAACGCAGTAAAGTCTCTAGCCGTTCCAGCCGCCTGTTTTGCTTGTTCTTTCATTGCTTCTATTCTTGCTTTTTCAGCTTTCTTAGCTGCTGATCGTCTTTCTGCTAATTCCCGTAAACCTTCTCTTGCTCTTTCTGCCTTCTCTTTTATTTCTTCATCTTTTTTTGCCTTTTCCTCTGTAGACATACTAACTCTATCAAAGAAAGAGGTAAAACTATCAAATACAGGTTGACCGAATTGATCTTTTGCTATACTACCATCTGAATTACGAGCCATACCATCTGGACCCATAACAGCACCCGGCATACCCGGTACTGCATCACCCATTTCATATCCTACATATCCTGTTGGTGTAATACCCATGCCATTTATAACATCTAGACGTGCTTGAATTTGAGAGGATGTTAATGCGACACGCCCATATTGTTTTCTATCCGTAGGAGACATGCTCCCGAAAGGGGTCTTTTGACCAGAGGAATCTAAATTAGCAGTGAGTGTATCATAATCAAGAAATCCCGTGCCAGCCATAGGTTCTTCTCCAAATGCATACCCCATACTTCCGGGTCTATCTTTTTGAAAACCTAGTTTATCTGCACCTACTTTACCTGCAACATTTAAAGCAAGGCCCGGTAAACCACCTGAAACTGCCGAAGCAAATGTTCCTAACATGCCTATATCTGCACCTCTAACTCCTGTAGCTCCATATATATCTGCACCCGCTTTAGTTGCTTCGTTTGAGTCTTTGTATGAAACGCCGCTATACTCAAAAGTAGTGTCTTCTCTGCCGCCCCCATCTTGTTGTGCAACTGTCGTAGGTTGTTGTTGTGTAACTTGAGTTGTTTGCACAGCAGCGGCTGGATCTCCCTCTGTATATCCGGGTGGTATAGGATAAATAGGATTACCGCCTATAAATGGTATCCGTAAAGTTTGACCTGCTTCATTTGAATACGTTCTTAATTCATCGTATCTACCCGGAGTAGATGTTCCTAGTTGATCAACAAAACTTGTAGTCGTTGTTGGAGTACCCACTGTCGGCACTGTTACCGTAGGCACGTTTGGTACATTAGGGGTAACTGGCTGAGTGCCGGGTAAAGGTGGCGGTGTGTACGTAGGAACTTGGGATTGTATTTGAAAAGTACCGGGCTGTTGCATGTTAAATGTTCCAGTCTGTGGATTTACAACCCCACCAGTTTGAAAAGCTAAAACTGTTTGATCTTTTAATGTTTTACTCATGCTGGCCTCACTTGTATTTTATCTCGCATAGAATCCGGTATTGTTGATAAATCTGCTATATAACCTGTCTGATTATTAAAAGTTACAAAACCGCCTTTGTCATCTCGCGGATCTTTCATGGTAGGCATACCGCCCTGAGACATATTATTATCATCTTCAATGTCTAAATCATACATATCAAATGGCAAGTCATCTGGCATAGTAGCTTCTTCACTGTTGCCCATCTGACCCATAGCTTCCATCTGTGCCAAACCTTGCTTTGCTTCTTGACGCATACGCATTAAGTTTTCAAGACCGATGTAACGCACTACATCTGCGGGGAATACAAACTCACCCTCGCTAAGTTGGGCAGGGATGTCATCACGTACTTCTTCTCTTAATGAACCGGATGGTACATCATTGCCAGACTCTTCGTCAATCATACCGCCCTCATCAAGTAGGCCACCCTCGTTTAAATTGTACTCATTTTTAAGTTTCTTGTATTCCTCTACAAATGCACGTTTTTCTTCATCAGACATGTCGGCAGTTTTACCAGTGGTAAGCATACGCTGCATTTCTTTAAAACGAGTTCTAGCACCTAACTCTTCTTCCAAACCCTGCATACCATACGCAGCAGCATCTTCTGCTGCTTGTTGTGGAGTTTTACCCTCGCTAGTAGGAGCAGCTTTTCTTTCTCTTTCTAGACGCTTTGCCATTTCTTCAGGCATGTTACCATCTCTAGTAATTGTACCCTCTTCTGTTTTTTCAACAGAAAAGCCGCGATTACCAAAAAGTTCCATTTGCTCCGCTACTTGTTTAGCCATTTATTTCGTCCCTTATCATTTTAAGTCTACGTAAAGCTGCCACAGCACCCTGTGATCTATGCATTATAATAGCGTTATCTGATTGCTCTAACGCACGTTGTTGTTGTTCTATAAGAAGGTCAATATAACTATTGAACGCTTCCCATTGCTGCTTGTTGTTCACCAGCGGCTTGAGGCTGCTGAGTACCTGC